ATGAAAAAAGAACGCTTGATCATTCCTGAGAGAGATCAATCTAAAATAGCTAAACCAAGACCTAACGGTGTAACTTTCGAGCAAGCTTTAATTGCTGTCTACAAAAAGATGCTTTAAAGAAGCTGTCTAAAGTTTAAATAGAAGATAGTAAAATATAAAGAAAGTAATTTATTTTATTTTTCGCTGGGCATTGAGTTTTCGAATATAAAACATGAAAATTTTCATCATGAATAAAGTATTGCACTGCATGAATTTACAAAGCATTAAATAGAAAATAATTATAACCCAAATCAACTATTAAACTTTGTCTAATGTAACAATTATCTCAAATCTTGGCACTCCCATCTACAAAGGATACCTGCTAATATCTGCTATTAAGACAGTACCTGAACTACCGTTATGCTGAGGGCTTACGCAAAAAAAAGGGGTAGGCAGGCTGTTGCGGTTGCATTACCCAAGCCGGAGGCATCGGAGGCTTTGGGCAATCAACGGCTATTGGTTGTACAACTGGTTGTTATGATTGACAACCGCTTGCGAGCAGTAGCCAAGTCATTAATAAGCTGATCATTTTTAACTTTTTCATTTATTAGTTCCTGATATTGGTTTTTTTCAATAGTTGCTAATTCAGTCTGTAATCGGCTAGTTTTTTGTTGTTGCTCAAGTAACTTTTGATTGGCGACTCTGTTTATCTCTGCTAGTATTTTTTCATGTTCAGCTTGGAGAACAGCTATTTTTTCAGAGTAACGCCACGATTGAATGAACCAAGTTAAAGTAACTGTTACTATTATTAATAGTAAAGCGATACCACCAACAATTGCTGTTTTATATTTTTCAAACATAGGAAAACCATTATGATAAAAAGATGTTTTGTTATGCTATTAGTGCTTTTATTAAGCTGTTACGTTGTTGCAGATGAATATTTAATACCTGAGGACTGGGATAAAAAAGAGACTGCTCCAAGAATAGATTTGACTATCTCCTTAAATGACTTTAGTAAAAGAATTAGCAAAAACCTAAAAGACTATCCTCAGTGCAGCAGTTTTAAATTATCTAAAGCTAAGTTATTCAATGATGGGAATAACGCCTTACAAGAGTTAATTATTAATAACGCACTACTAGAAATTACAACGACCATTACAAATAATAAAAAGCTGGCATATATTCAAATAAGCTCTCACGGTAATGCTAAAAATGACCTAGCTATGCGAGCTATGGTCTGCGCAACATATGCTAGTGCAAGATCAATACAACCTAGCTATGGCACCAAGCAAAGTGTTTTGGATCAAGCAACTTTTTTATGGAAAACAGCAATAAAAGAACCTTTTGAGATAGGTTTTGAATTAGGAAAAATTAAAGCTCAATATACGCCTTTCCAATTAACCATATACCCAAATAATTAACTGAACGAGCACAGCTATAAGCAACTAATACTTTAGTCGTATTCAATTATATATTGTTCTTGCCTAAGATATTTTATCTGTAAAAGGAGTTATTCATGTTTAAAAAAATACTGATTATTATTGCGTTTGCTTTTAGTGGTTATTGCTTAGCTAACAGTAATTGTGAAATAAAACCTGTATTAAAAAAATATCAGCCACCTAAAGTTATAAATAATCCTATTAGAAGTGTTATATCAAAAAGCGAAAATGAGTCTATTATAATAGACATACCTAAGCCTAATGAGATTAGACCAGCTTTATCTTTATATATTTACAAAAACAAACCACTCAAAGCGATATCATTTTCTATATTAAACAGTGAAATACAGGGCTATACACAAAAAGAATTAAAGCTTAAAGCTTTTGGTGTCGAACCAGTATCTCCTAGTGAAAGTACTATTATGGACTACCGAAAAGGGTGGATAAATTGTGATAATTTACCCATAGAGGTCAGCTTAAACAGCAAGGAATATAACGCTTTTTTGTTAAGTTATCCTGATATAAAAGATCAATATGATTTATTTATAATCCCTAAAAGTAAAAAAAATCAGTCAGTCTATACAGTGCAATTTACGTCTTTCTCAATAGGAGAGATCAGGAATATCTTAGGAACATTAAGGATAATAGGAGATAAATAATATGGGTAATTATGTTGACCATGAAACAGAAGAAAGTACAAAAAAATTATTAGTTGCATGGTACAAAGAATCCGCATCAGGATGGCAACCATCAGATCGGACTGTGGCAGTCGTTGCTGAGATTTTAGATGCTAGTGGTTCATGTAGCTCCCTTTTTAAATTTGTTCCAAAACCTAGCAGCGCCTTTTCTGGTGTAGGTATTTTAGCAAGTGAAGCATTTAACTACGCTAAAGATGCGGTGAAAAGGGCTGCTAGCGATAAGCAAACCTATTATAATTCCTGTGTTATAAGACATGCAGAAGCAAGAAAGAGCGCTGTCATGGAAACGTTAAGCTGGTGATATCTCGGCAAGTTGGGAAATTACAGGCCAATCTATATTATCAGGAAACCCTGCCTGCTGTTCTATTCTATTAAGCAGTACACGGTATTTCTTCCACTCCTTGAGACTGGCTACTTCTTCATCGGTAGCCATATCAAGATCAACGGCATCTTGCAGAGGCGCTATTTTTTCAGAAGCCATAGACAATAAACTATCCCTTTGGGCTAAGGCTTCATTTTTTAAAGCATCACTTTTAGCTGATTCATCTGTTACCCACTTCTTTCCATCCCATTTATCATAGGGGCTAGTAGGGGCTTTCTTAGTTAAGGTGGACGGAACTTTGCCAAATTCATTGAACTCTACTGGCTCGCCTGTTTCCGTAGAGTAATAGCTGCCTCTGTTATCAGCAACCTCTATAACCTCGCCATTCTTCCATAACCACACATAGCCTATTTTAGGAGTTAACTCCTTATCTAGCTCAATGCCATTAGCTGGAATCTGTAACCCAAAACCTGCCACTTCGGGAAATTCAGCAGCAGTTAATACACCCTCTTTATCATAAATATATTGCATAACAACTCCTAAATAATTTTAATATACGCAGGGTACGCAATGTTACGTACTAAATTTTCACCTGTACCAGTTGCCTCACTCGGTGTCATGGTGGCACCTTTCAATACCATTGAATAAGCTGTACCCCAGCCGACCTGCATAGAGGACGAAGCAATGTCGTGTCTATGTGATTTAATGGCATCAGCTTGCCAACTTCCCGCCACACGCCCTGCATTTATTCCTCTGCCGTTATCTAATACCCGTAAAAACTCCCCTCTAATTTCGGGAAGCCGAAAAGTAGTAGCTCCATCACCCTTAGTGAAACAGCCTCGCATTCCTGTAAGATTACTTTCATCTATTAGCATCCCCGATTGTTGAGCATGATCCCATAGCCAAGGGTATTCAGTTCGACTAAGTAACGAGCCATTAGTTAATAGACTACCCCCTATTGGAGGGCTTACGCTGGTATCAAAATTAATGCGGCCAAGCGGGCTATCATCTAAGCGAGCGATTTTAAACCAACCCTTACTGCCATTACTCATTAACTGCCAATAATCACCAGCTCCCATTAAATAAAAGAAGCCATAGCCACTACTATTTAAATGGGTATTAAAATAAATAGTCTCACCTGTAGCTGCTTTAACAGTCACCTTGTTAGTAGAATTATCCAGCCTCATTAAGGTAACTCGAGTGGCCCTATTATTCATAGTTGACTGGGGTAAGGTTAGCGCCACGTCACTGGCACTGGCATTTATTAAAATGAGACCTAACTGTTGATCGGTTAAGGTAGCAGTGGTATCAATGACAGCTATTTTATCTAACGAACTAATAAATAATGGTTTATTCCCAATATCAGTCCAATCACTTAAACTAGTGGGTATAGAATCCACCACAATAGTTTTAATCGCCTTAGCCAGTTGATCACTGTGTTCTTCACTCGGCTCAAACTCATCGGGGTTACCGGCTACTTTTTTGGCTTCAAGTAACACATTGAGTATTTCATCTGTCAGCTGATTACCCCAAGCCCTTGCGATTAAACTGCCTTGCTGACCGGTGACGGGATTCTCGTCAACAAAACGCCCATCTACAAAGGATACCTACTTATATCTGCTATTAATACTGTACCTGAACTGCTGTTATGCTGAGGGTTTACTCAAAAAAAAGGGGGTAGGCATCTTAGCAGCCAAATCAACTTATTTAATCTACCGCCCCTTAATTGGGGCTTTTAAATTGGTGCGGTAAGCATATAAATAATTTAGTAAGGCTTGGCGGTAATTCATTCTTATATAAATATGGACAGCATACTATTTGCTATAACAGTTTTTGCCGCCAATATATTTTTTATTATGGTGATAGCGTCTACTATTTTTCCTCGTTAAGAGAGTTTAGATTTTTCATAAAAAATACACTAATAGGCGCATCTATTAACTTGGCTATTGAAGTTAAGTTATTGAAAGAAAGCATTAGTAATACTATTGCTAAACTTGTTATCAAATTGTGACTTTATGATTAGTAGAGATAAATACATAGAAATTATGTCAAGCCATTATGATGAGCTTGCAGGTATTTTTGTTAATACTGTCGCCGAAGAAATAGCAAGACAAATTGTAGCAAAACTTTCAAGCATGGATAGAAAAGCTATAAATTCACTTAAAATAGAAATCACAAACGATAGTCGAACAAAACAAGCTACAAAGGATCTTGACCAAAAATACTTAGAAACTAAAACGCTTGCATTGAAAACGCATACAAGTTTTTTATTGAGGAATGCCAAAAAACCTGATTAATGTAGAAATTGAATTTCATAAGCCCCTTTAATTTGGGTTTTTTACACTTTAGTCTAATATTTATAGTAATCTATTATTTTTAATATGTAAACTATTGTAACCATTTTAATAATTAACAAAAGGAAAGTCAGTTACATCGTGAAGCTTAAAACTCTCAGTCATTTTAGAAACCTTTTAATGTACCCTTAAAATTCTATAAATATTATACACTGACTTACTAGGGTAAGCATTATTCACAAATTAATATTTCAGTTTTATGCAATAACTTTAGTAAAAGCTATATCTAACCTATTTCTAATAAAGATTTCCACTTTTGCGGGTTTTTAGAGATTTCCACCTGTAGCACTTGCAGTCCTCTTTCGCCATATGCAGAGTTAATAATACGATCTGGATTATCAGACAAAACAAACATCTGGCTGTTTTTAAGAGTTGTGCTTGAATTGTTCTCTGGTAGTCCATTTTTCGGGATAGGTAAAGAGGATGGAGTTATATTGGGAGCAGGTACACCAGCCAGTCCACCTGTAGCATGTCTTGCTGCAGTAATATCATTTACTGCGCCCCACCCTCTTTTGTTTAAATCATTGAGAAATGAAAGCATACCTGGCTGTTTAACTACTGCCGAACGAGTAACGAACTCATTATTAGATAGCCAAGCAGGAATGGAGTCACTTGTTCCAGTGCCAGAGCCTGTAATATGACCACCTGTTGCAGCTGCCACCGAAGCTGCTGCACTTATACCGCTAGTAACCCCGCTTGCAGTCGAACTTGCAGCCGCCGCTTGTAATGCTGCCGCTGCGGCTTGCGCAGATATACCAAGCATAGAAAGTGACGGGGTAATTGATGCTGCACTTGTCGATACCGCTGCCAAGCTAGCTGCAGCAGTTGTAGCTGATGTAGTAACTGCTTGATTTGCGGCAGCCTGACTCGCATCTGTTGCAGTATCTACTACGCTTGTTGCTGATTCAGCCCCCATACCAAACATACCGCCTAGGCTCTTAAGACTTGAGAATAAACCATCTGTAGCTTGACTAGCTACATCTTGTACAGCTTGATTGAGAATACTTGATGCTATGGTTTGCAATAGGTTATTTAAGGCTTCATTTAGATTCATGGTACCTTTAACTAACCCGTCTATACTAGACTGTATCCCATCTTGTAAGCCATTTCTAAAGGCGTTCTCTAGCTCGTTAGCCGTTTGTTTGAGAAGTAATGCCTGGGTTCTCATTTCCGTTAGCTTTTGCCTAGCTTGCTCACCCAATGCTCCCGGTTGTTGTGCTAGTTTCTCTAACTCTGGTAACGATTTTTCTATAACATCTGCGGTTTGTTTATGTAATGCAGTTAAACGCTTCTGGCCTTCATACCGAGTTATTAACCCAGCCTGTACTTGAGCTTGAATTGATTGCTCTTGTACGTGCATATTGTTATAGAATTTATCTACTTGGCCTTGAACGGCATCCAACTGGAGTTTTATTTTCTTTTTTTCAAACAATTGCTTGGATAAATCTATTCCCTCAGCATTCCCATCTTTAGTGTATTGCTTGACGGCTTCTCTATAGGCTGCTTGTATCTCGCGCGCCTGTGCTTCGAAATCGTTTAATTCAAAGTATGATAACTGAGTTCTTAAGTCCTCATTAGTCTTAGCATTTGCTAGCTTTTGCTCTTCTTCATAGACCTTTTTTACCGCATTAGCCCTTTCTAATAGAGCGCCTGTTAGTTTTCTTTGTGAAATCTCGTAGGCTAATGTGTCAGCCTTATTAAGATTCATTGTACTGCGTTGTTTTTCTAATCCCTCTACCCATTTCTCGTCACTTTCTGCTTTGCGTTGAGCTGCCGATTTGCCAGTTCCTGTGGGTTTATTTTCAGGAGTATAAGGCTTGCTAGTGACAAGGGCGTAGGGCTTAAATTGAGTTAGGGTTTTATCAAGCTCGGCCAAATAGGTTTTAATTTGTGCAATCTGGCCTAAGATAGCCTCTTTTTGCTGTTTGGTTAAATTAGCTGAATACTCCGCATATTGGTCTTGTAATCCCTTTAATTTAGCTGACTGGCTATCTTGCTCTCGTAATAGGCTGTCATATTTATCCTGTATTTCTCCCTGTAACTCATCAAGGTTTTTCTGGTAAATATCCTTTTGATCGGCAAGGTTAACATCTATATTTCCGTTCCCTGCTTTCATTTGCTCGTCAAGCTGTTTTTGGGCTTCTGCTAACTTGGCTTTTGTTTCTTTGAATTTCTCAACTAAAGGATCTTTTTCTTTGTTTGTAGTTTCTATTCTATCCTGTTCTATTTTTGCTTGCTTGTCTATGAAATCCTGTTGAGCCTTTAGCATTTCGCCAAGTTCTTTTTTCAGATTTTGGTTTACAATCTTTATGTTATCTGTACTGTAAAAAAAACTGCTACCTTTTTTTATTTTTTCATCATTATTATCAATTCTTTCTTGCAGTATATTACTTTTAGCCAGGCTGATAGCATATTCTTTATCATTATTAACTGTTTTCCCGTCGCTCGCCACAGACTTGTAGGCAAACTTTCCCATACTTCCTGCTTTTGCAGCTATTTTTAATGCCAGTCTCGCTCCTTCGCTCAGTCCGTCAAGTAAATCTTTTAGGCCCTCTTTTAAATCCGGATCTTTCAATACGTTAGTCAATTCCTTAACAGCATCAGTGAACGTATCTACAAACCCAGCGTTGCCAGCTTCTTCTTTTAACTCAGTCCACGCATTAGTAAGTGCATTTAGTTGACCTTGTAGTCCTTGTGAAGCCCGCTGAGCACTTCCACCGAATGCCTTATGCAATTCTTCAGAGAAACGGGGCAAAAACTCACTAGCAGGTACTAAGCCCTTACTAATCCATTCAGCCATTGTTTTAGTATTAGTTCCTAAGCCTTGAGCTGCTTTTTCAAAAGTGCCGGGGATTAGATTAGCTATTTGCTTAAGGTCTGTTAAATCTACTTTGCCCTTACTAATCATCTGCTCAAAGTTAACTAGAATACTATTCACTTCATGGGGGGCTAGCTTAAGCACAGAGGCAGCTTCACTCACACCCTCAAACATTCCCTGCACTTTATTGGTTAATTCGGGGGTTCCCTGAGCAGCGGCTACTAGCTTTGCATAACCATTAGCCGCACTTATCAACTCTATATTGAGCTTTTTTGATATACCCCTAACAAAATCAAGCTCCTCACCAGCTTTACTTGCTGAACCAGTCGCATTTTCCATAATGGTTTTAGCTTTATCCATCTGTAAGCTTGTTTCGATTACGCTTTTACCGAAACTAATTGCGCCGTATCCGGCAAAGCCAGTTACCGCTAGCCCAGATAGTAGTTTAATAGCTTTGCTTAATTTGCCAACCTCTTGAGTAGTACTTTTCGCTTCGTTTTTTATTGTTGTAAGTGCATTTCTTTTAGCTTGAATTTTAGCTAATGCGCCGTTGTATGCGTCTACTTCGATACGTCCAGCCTTGAAATGTTTGGTAAGCTCTAACTCTTGTTTGTCTAAGATATTTAGTGCTTTTTCAGTTTTATCAATGGCACCAAGTAATTTTTCTAAGCCTGCCCTTTTCTTTTCATTTTCCGCTCTAGTTTTAACGGCTTTTTCTCTAGCGGCTTCCTCAGCTAATGCTACTTTATTATAGCTATACATAGCCTTATTTTGAGCGTCTGCGGTTTCTTTCCATGAGTTATTAATGCTTCTTAATTGCTTAGCGGAGTTACTAAGAGAGGCTCTCACCTCATCCACGGCCTTAGATGTTTCCCTGCTAGCAGTTCCTAATGCAGCAAGTTCTCTTTGCGTCTCAACAAAAGTTCTAGTAGTACTTTTAGATGTGTCTTCAAGATTTTCAACCGAACTCGAAAGACTATCCAGCTCCTTTTTAGCCTTTCCAACATCACTAGCATCAATCTCTATTTTGATCTTACCGTCTGTCATATTTATGTCCTCACGACATTAATTTTTATGTATAAAAAAGCCCCAATTAAGGGGCTGTTAGTTAATTTAATAAATCTCTTATAGTTTTAACTGTTAAGCTTGCTTTAGCCTCTCTAAAAGAGAGATTTTCACAAGCTAAATTTTGCGCCCTGCTTTCAAGGCACTTAGACAAATTAAATAATTGCTGGTCAGTTGCAAATCTTTGCATTAGTTTCAATAGCTCAATGTTATATTGCTTAGAGGTAATATACATAACTACACCGCCCTATCTACAGTCAACATTTCAGATAACTTAGTTAATCCTTTTCTAGTTATCCTTACTTGTGGAGCAGTTTTATCATTACCATCATCATCTGAGCCTATAACAACTATTTTATGCTCCAATAAGCCTTGTTGTATCTTATCTTGATAGCCAACCCAATTTTTATTGCCTAATCTTCTATAAATCCATTCTTTACAACTTAGAAAGGTGAATAGCTGTTTAGGTGCTATATCTAAATGTTTTGCTGCGTCGGTAATACAACACAAGAGCCTGATTGTAGATTTATGCCAAACGGTAATCAAGTAACTTCAATTTTAATTGCCACAAATGAATCATGGACTGACAAAACAACAGGCGAGAAAAAGGAAAAAGCAGAATTTCACCGCGTTGTATTTTTTGGCAAACTAGCCGAAATAGTAGGCCAATATGTTCACAAAGGCTCAAAACTCTATGTGGAAGGACGTTTAAGGTGTATTCGTCCGGCGAGTCACAGTATAAAAAGCCACGTATAGGCGAGTTCTTTGTAGCCGGTGGACTTTTAGGATTGTACGTTTATCAACAAACGAATGAACAACCTAAGAGAGTGATTAGACTTTCAAGCGAAAAAGAGGCTATTAAGACTGCCGCATTTTTTAATAAAGAGAATATATCAACATATTGGGAGTGCAGGTTATGAAAACCATAGAAATAGCCAAGGCATTTAATAAGTGAGGTGGGTATGAAAAGATTAACTTTAGATGAATGGAATAATAATTTTTTTGCTAGGCCGCGCTCTAGGCGATCTCTCTATAGGTATATCAAAGAGGGGAAAATATTCCCTGCGCCTATTAAAGTCGGCAGAGATTATGAGATTGAAAGCACGGCTATTTTGCTCGACAACAATGCAATTAAGAATCCGCAATCATTAATGGAGCGAATAAATGGGCAGAAATCGAGGGGCGGCCACTAAAGATTTACCGCCCAATCTTTATCTAAGAAAAGGAATCTATTACTATCGTGACATTAGGGATAATAAGGAATACTCTGTAGGCAAGAACAAATCAATTGCAGTAACAGAAGCCATTCAAGCAAATCTAGCTATTTTTAAACCAAGAGTATCGCTCATTGACCGTATTAATAAAGTTAAGGTCGTCACCCTTCATGAGTGGCTTGATGAATATAATAGTATACTTAATAAAAGAGGATTAAGGGAAAAGACTCTAAAAGACTATAAGTCCAAGCTATCTATTATTAAATCATGTATTGATGATTTAGATATTTTAGAAATAACCCCTAAGATTGTATCTGATTTTGTTAATAATTACCCCAAGCCACCAATGGCTAAACTGCTTAGATCGACGTTATCTGACGCTTTTAATGAGGCTATTTCCGCAGGAATAACAACTAGTAATCCAGTATTAATAACAAAAACACCAAAGACAAAAGTTCAAAGATCAAGATTGACACTTGATCAATTTCTCTCGGCAATTAATCATACTAACTCAACATATAAATACATATTCTTATTAGCGGTTTTAACTGGGCAACGTATAAGCGATATTGTCAATCTTAAATGGTCTGATATAAGAAAAGATAAAATATTCATTGAACAATCAAAAACAGGAGCGAGAATAGCTATCCCTTTATCATTAAGGCTTGATGTACTTGACTTGTCTATTGGCGATGTATTAAAAAAACTACCTAATCATCATGATACAATATGCGGTACTACAGCAATTAAGCTTAGAGCAAATTTTGCAAAAGCTCTACCTAATATTGATAACAAGCCTACTTTCCATGAGATAAGAAGCTTGTCAGCAAGGTTGTACGAGGAAGAAAAGGGTGCTGAATTTGCCAAGAAGTTACTAGGGCATAAATCAATGGCAATGACGGATAAGTACCTAGATAATAGGGATAACTCATACACTGAATTATGA